ATCCGCCGCAGCTGATCCTCGCTTATCTGAACGGCCAGTTCGTCAACCTGACATCCGGCTCGATCTACCACACGTACGACCGCAAGCTGAATCAGTGCTTCGACACTGTGCAGCCGGGTGAGCCTCTGTTCATCGGCATGGACTTCAACGTCGGCAAGATGGCGGCGATCACCCACGTCAAGCGTGAGCAGGGGCTGCCCCGTGCGGTCGATGAGTTGATGGATGGCTACGACACACCGGACATGATCCGCCGCATCAAGGAACGCTACTGGGAGCACACCGGCAACGACTACAAGAAGACCTGCGAGATCCGAATCTACCCGGACGCCTCTGGTGATTCGCGCAAGTCGGTCAACGCCAGCGTCACCGATATCGCCATGCTCAAGCAGGCGGGCTTCACAGTCATCGCGCCGGCGGCCAACCCGCCGGTCAAGGATCGGATCAACGCCATGAACGCCATGTTCTGCAATGCGCAGGGCGAACGGCGTTACTTGGTCAACCCGTTCACGTGCCCGACATACGCCGACGGCCTGGAGCAGCAGATCTGGGCGCCCAACGGTGAGCCGGACAAGAGCCAAGGTAATGACCACGCCAACGACGGCGGCGGTTACTTCATCCACCGCGAGTATCCGATCGTTAAACCGGTCACCTCAATGAAAATGGGAGTCGCCCGATGACGGACGTCACTTTTACCCGACCCGAGTACACAGCGGCGCGATACCGCTGGCGCTTGGTGCGCGACGTCTGCAAAGGCTCGGAAACCATTAAGGCTGCCGGCGATCAGTACCTGCCTCGACCGAATGCCACGGACGCCAGCAAGGACAACAAGGATCGCTACGACGCGTACAAGAAGCGCGCCGTGTTCTACAACGCAACGGGCCGGACGAAACACAGTCTGGTGGGTGCTGTGTTCCGCACCTGGCCGACGCTGACCGTTCCCGGCGCCCTCGACTACGTGTCGAAGGACATCGATGGACAGGGCGTGAGCATCTACCAGCAGTCGCAATCGGTCATCGGGCATCTGCTCGAAGTCGGCCGTCACGGGTTGCTGGTGGATTACGCGGCTGTCGTAGCTGGGTCGGTGAGCAAGGCAGACGAACAAGCAGGTCGGGCCCGGGCGAACATCGCCAGCTACCCGGCCGAGGCGATCATCAATTGGAAGACGCGCCAAGTCGGCGGCCAGCATCTGCTGTGCCTTGTCGTTCTGCGCGAGACGGTCGATGTCGATACCGATGACGGCTTTGGTAGCGAGCAGGTTGTTCAATACCGGGTGCTGCGCCTAGATGCGGCCGGCGTCTACACACAGGAGGTGTGGGAAGAGGGATCGAGCCAGACGGCAATGATCATCGCTCCTTTCGCCCCACTGAATGGCCTCGGCCAACCGTGGCGCGTGATCCCCTTCCAATTCCTGGGCAGCGAGAACAACGACACCAGCATCGATGACTCACCGCTGTACGACATGGCCGAAATCAACATCGGCCATTACCGCAACAGCGCGGACTACGAAGAGGCGGCCTACCTGGTGGGCCAACCTCAGCCGTGGATGGCAGGGTTGGATGAGCAGTGGCGCGACCACATGGAGAAGGGCGGCATTTTCCTCGGCTCCCGTGCACCTTGGCTGCTTCCGGTCAGCGGCACGTGCGGCGTCTGGCAGGCTCAACCCAATACGGTGGCCAAAGAGGCCATGGACAGCAAGAAAGAGGACATGGTGTCGCTCGGCGCCCGACTGATCGAGCGAGGCAGCGCGGTGAAGACCGCGACCCAGGCTGACAACGACAGCGCCGCGGAGCACAGCGTGTTGTCGCTGGTGGTGAGTAACGTCAGCGAGGCCTACAGCCAGTGTCTGGTCTGGATGGCTGAGTTCGTGAACGCTCCCGGCGAAACCCTCTACAAGCTCAATCAGGACTTCAGTCAGATCACCTTGGACGCAACGATCCTATCCGCACTGTTCAACGCAGTGCAGGGCGGCAAGCTGCCGGCGGGCGACTTCTGGCAATACCTGCGCGATCGCGGGGTTATCGATCCCGAGAAGACCGACGACCAGATCCGCGACGAACTGGAAACCGAAAGCCCTGGGCCTGCGCTGGACGACACCGAGGTAATCCCGAATGGCGGCAAACCAAGCAATCCTTGATGCCACGATTCGGCACGCCGTTTTCCTCGAGCAGTTGAAGTCGGGGGAGGTCGCGAAGTTCGGGCCTTTCCTCAAGGAGATTGACCGCTCGATTCGTGAGCGGCTGACCCGCACTGACCTGACGGATTACACCGTTGCTCGGCTGGAGCGATTGCTGAGCGAAGTCGATAGCCTGCTGCTGGGCATCTTCAACCGCTACAGCGACAAACTGAACCTCGACCTGATCGACATTGCAAACTACGAGGCCGAGTTCGAAGCGACCAGCCTGACACGGGCGGCGCCTGTGGGCGTCTCGTTTGATGCGGCGGTACCAGGTGCTGCCGCAATCAGGACGGCAATCCTCGGCAACCCACTCAGCGTGCGCGGTGCGGATGGCGGCAAGCTGCTCAAGTCGTTCATTGATGGCTTCACCACCACCGAGCGACAACGCCTCACAGGCGCGATTCGGCAGGGCTTCTTCGAAGGCCAGACGAACTTCCAGATCATCAAGAACATCCGCGGGACCAAGGCGCTCCAGTACAACGACGGCATCCTGGCCACGACCAACCGGAACGCCGGCGCCGTGGTTCGGACAGCAGTGCAGCACGTAGCTACCCAGGCGCGCATGGAGACGCTGAAAGAGAACTCCGATGTCGTGCAGGCGGTGGAGTGGGTCAGCACCCTGGATACGAAGACCACCAGCCAGTGCAGGACGCTCGATAAGCAGCGGTTCAAGCTGACAGAGGGGCCGCGGCCTCCGATCCACATCAACTGCCGCTCGACGGTGGTGGCGGTGACTCGCTTCAGCGCTCTGTTCGCCAAGGACGCCACGCGCGCATCCATCGGCGACGGCGGCGCCCGGCAGGTGAGGGCAGACCTCAGCTATTACGACTGGCTCAAGCAGCAGCCGGCGGCGTTTCAGGACAAGGCCATCGGCCCAGTCCGCGCCAAACTTTTCCGCGAAGGCGGTCTGAGCATCGAACGATTCTCCGAGCTGCAGCTTGATCGCAACTTTTCACCTCTGACCCTTGTGCAGATGAAGGCTTTAGAGCCTCTGGCGTTTCAGCGTGCGGGCCTCAATTAGTCGATGTAGGCGGTGACAGCGAGCGAACGCGCAAAGGGGTGTGTTCGGAAAGAAGAGGGTAGCGGCCGGAACTTGAAAATTTGAAATGCAGCCTTCATCTTGAGTTGTGCCATCAAACAAAAGGAAAGGCACGCATGAAATCTGGCGAAAAACAAATCCCATTGGAGAATCTGCGTAAATTCACGCATGTTGCAACGATGGATGGAACTAAAGGATGGGATAGTGAGCAGCTGGAAGCCCTTTATCAGGCGCTTTCGGAAAGCGAACAAACCACATTTATCGGCTGCCTCGCAGAGGCGTTTGGACTGGATCATCCCAAAACATTCGCAATCGGGGATTTGGTCAGAATCATCGCGCTGCCGCCTTCGCGCACTATGGACGACAAAAGCGAAGAGATCAGGACGTTCGCTACCTATTATGGCTATGCCGCAGTGGTTACTGGGCGTGGTTTGTTTGGGGGGGAAATTTATTTCATTGGCCATGGCGCCCTTGCACTTGCGAGCGCTACGGAGACCTTTTCTAAGTTGAGTTCTTTGCGCTAAAACGCATCAACTATTTTGAGCCCTGGCAGCCGCCGGGGCTTTTTTATGCCAACGATTTATACGGGCCTCGTCAATGACGGGGCTTTTTCATATCTGCGGGCAGGGCCTGCAAATCGTCTCTGGGAGACAAACAAATGGGCTTGAAGTATCTGCTGGACACTCTGGACGGTCTCGATGACTCCGTTAAATCGCTCTACACCGAGAAGGATGGCAAGTACGTCCTCGGTATTGAAGGCCTGCCACAACCCGAAGACGTCTCTGGCCTGAAGTCCAAGGTTGAAGAACTGCTTGGCGAGAAGAAAGCTGCCGAGAAGGCCCGCAAAGATGCCGAGGATCAGGCTCGACTGGAGCGCGAAGAAGCTGCCCGCAAGTCCGGCAACGTCGAAGAGCTCGAACGCTCCTGGTCCGAGAAGTACAACCGCCGCGAAGCTGAGCTGAACGGCACGCTGGAACAAGAGCGTGGAACGCTGAGTGCGCAGATCCGGGATCTGACTGTCGGCCGTACCGCTACTGATATCGCGTCTGCCCTGGCAATCCCGGGTAGCGCCAAAGCCCTGTTGCCGCACATCGAACGCCGTCTGAGCGTCGAGCAGCGCGACGGGAAGCCTGTTGTGGTCGTGCTCGACCAGCAGGGCAAGCTCTCGGCGGCAACGCTTGATGAGCTGAAAGCAGAATTCGCAAACGACACGGCGTTCGCGCCGTTGATCGCGGGTAGTAAGGCATCTGGCGGCGGGGCCGGCGGTGCTGGAGGTGGCGGCGGGGCCGCGAAAGGAAACATCGGCGGTACCAAAGCGGAGCGCACGGCGGCAATCGCGTCCCGGTTCTCTGATCTCCCCCTAAATTAAGGATTTGACCCATGTCCCTGTCTCAAATGCAGGTTTTCAACGATTACATCATGCCGGCGACTCTCGAGACGCTGGACCAAATGCTGGAGGCGTTCAACGCAGCCAGCAACGGCGCGATTGTGCTGTCGCCGAACGGCTTCACCGGTGACTTCCTGCAAGAGTCGTTCTTCCAGAACCTCGGTGCAGCTCAGCGTCGCGTGAACCGCTACGGCGCCAACGCCGCGGTGACTCCGGTCGACCTGACCGAACTGCAAGACACCACCGTGAAAGTGGCGGGTGGTTTCGGTCCGATTCGCTACGAGCCGTCGCAGATGACCTGGCTGCAGCGTCCGACTGCGCAAGGCGTTGAAGTTGCGAGCCGCGCCTTCGCTGAAGTGTTGCTGAAGGATCAGCTCAACACCGCGATCGCTGCACTGGTGGCGGCCATCACTGCGCAAGCAGCAGCGGTAAACGACGTGTCGGCTACCGCTGGTATCACCCAGGCCGGTCTGAACAGCGCGCATGCGAAGTTCGGCGACGCCAGTCAGAACCTGGTTGCTCAAGTCATGCAGGGCACCACTTGGCACAAACTGGTCGGCCAAGGCCTCGCGAACCCGAACAACCTGTTCCAGGCCGGCAACGTTCGCGTCGTCGATATCCTCGGCAAGACCTCGATCGTCACCGATGCACCGGCTCTCGCTCAAGCCGGCACGCCGAATAAGGAAATCATCCTCGGTCTGGCGGCTGGTGCGGCGCTGGTGCACGACAACCGAGACATCATCTCGAACGTGCAGACCAACAACGGTAACGAGCGCATCACCACGACCATCCAGGTGGACTACACCTTCGGTCTCGGCATCAAGGGCTACACCTGGGATGTCGCGAACGGTGGCAAGTCTCCGTCGAGCGCCGCGCTCGCCACCGGCACCAACTGGGACAAAACCGCAGCCAGCATCAAGGACACCGCCGGTGTTGCTCTGATCGGCGATGCCTCCAAGTAACCACCTGATGACTGCTCCGGGGCATAATGCCCTGGCGCAGCGGAGTGACAATGATGACTGATAACATCTGGTATCTGCCGGGCCCGTTCCACCGCTACGAAGATGACGTGAAGGCAATCGCCAAAAAGGAAGGCCTGATCATCATCGATGCCAATGTCACGGAAGACCGTGGCGGCGAAGTCGAGAAGCCGCCGAAGGCTACGCTGAAGGCTGAGTACCGCGCCGCACCTGCGAAGGCAGGCGCTGACCTGAACAAACCCAAGGACTGACCCATGCTCATCATCGAGGACGGCACCGGCAAGCCAGACGCCGAAAGCTACGCGAGCGCCGCGGACCTGGTCATGTACGCCGGCAAGTTTGGTGTGACCATCCCTGCGGACGTTGCTGCGCAAGAAGCACTGCTTCGCCGGTCCGCCTTGGCGATGGATGGCATGACCTGGAAGGGGCGCAAGACGGACAGCGATCAGGCTCTGGCCTGGCCGCGCCGCGGGGTTGAACTGGACTGTCAGATCAAACCCGACAACTACCTGCCCGCGCGCATCCAGTACGGCCAGATGGCCTTGGCCGCCGAGATCCACACCGACGACATCGACCCGATCGACAAGCGAAAGGGCGCAATCACCCTGGAGCGTGTCGAAGGCGCGGTAACCCGCGAGTACGCGACGATCTCGAACACCAGCGGCCGACTGTTGCCGGCGGCGCCGGACCGGCCGAGTGCTACGCAGTTTGCTGACTATCTACTCAAGCGCGGGTTGTTTGCTGTCCGCGCGTAGTGCAATTATCCTAGCCAAAAAAATAATGCACCAGATGAGCAAAGGAAGACCTCGACATGATTGATTCAGGGATTATTGCGACGTTATTGGCTTTGGCAATTTTTATGGTTGCCATTTTTGAGTGGTTCTATTTGTGGATCCTGTGCGCATTCGGCAGGCAGCGAGCTCTAAAAGCTGTACGACGAACGCTTGGGCCACTCCTTTCTCAATCACTGATCGCAGTCATTGCGATCACATCGATTTTTCTTTTGTACTTCTTTCATGATGATCGGCAAATTGATCTGCTGACTCTGTTTTCAGGTGTGCTCATTCCCGCACTGGGAATCGCATACCTGCGCTCAGGCGTGGATCTCGAAGCAGCGTCATAAACTGATACCTGAGCTGGAGCAATCATGGCCACCTTCTACGACGAAATGGCCGTGATGGCTCTGGATATGATCACAGAGTTCGGCCAGCCTGTGACCATTCGAGCAGTCACCGTCGGCGAGTACGACCCCGACGCCGGTAGCGCGCCGCCTGACACCATCACCGAGCAGACCGCCCAAGGCATCCTGCTCGACTTCACCGGCCAAGAATTCCAGAACAACAGCCTCATCAAGCAGGGCGACAAGAAACTCAAGATCGCGGCGCAGGGTTTGGCGTGGGCGCCTGACCTGCTGAACAAAGTCATCGTCCAAGGGCGCACCTGGTCAATCGTCCCGCCACTGAAAGAGATCAACCCAGCCGGCACGCCGATCCTGTACGAGCTGCAGGTACGATCATGAGCAAGTACTCGGGCCTCAATGGCAGCTTCGCCGAGAACATCCGCCAGTTTGCTGAGCAGGCCAAGGCTGGGATCGACGCTACGTTCCGAGAGATCGTGATTGAGATCGGCAGCAGCGTCATTCGCATGTCGCCGGTGGGCAATCCCGAGATCTGGGCAGCCAACGTCGCACATCGACAAGCCAACACCGAGGCGGCTGACGCGTATGACTTCAAGGTGGCCGTGCGCAATACGGTCATCAACCTGACCGAAAGCAACTTCACGAAGGCTGGCAAGCTAAAGCGCGGCGTGAAATACGCCAAGCCCCTGACCAAGACTGAGCGCGACCAGAACTTCAACGTGAACGGACTGGTCGCCGGCAAGGACTACGTGGGCGGGCGCTTTCGCGGGAACTGGCAGTTTTCTATCGGATCACCAGTTGATGGCGTTATTGATCAGATCGACCCAGCTGGCAATGTCACGCTCGCCAAGCTGAAGCTTCAGGTCGAGCAATTGAGCATCGGCGAAACGGCCTACATCGTGAACAATCTTCCTTACGGCGTGCCATTGGAATATGGGCATTCGAAGCAGGCGCCAGGCGGCATGGTTCGAATCACCCTGGCTCGCTTTCAACAGATCGTCGATGAAGCCATCAGGAACAACCAGGTATGAGCCACAACATCATCGCCTCGATATACGAGGCCAAGCTGATCTCCTGGGCGAAGGCTTTGCCGGCACCACTGAAGGTCGTCGTCGAGAACGAGGCTTATACGCCCGTCGACGGCGCCATCTATCTGAAGGCCTTCACGCTGCCGGCCGATACCGCAAGCAACACGCTAGGCGGCGACCACAAGCTGTACACCGGCGTGTTTCAGGTCAGCATCGTGACGCCGTCGGGCAAGTACCGCGGTGCGGCCGGTGCGCTGGCGGACCAGATCGCCGCGCTGTTCCCGCTGTACGAGCGGAACACCAAGGGTGCGCTGACCGTCATGACGATGACGCCGGTTGATCCAGGCCCCGGCATTCCAGACGACACCACCTATACAGTGCCGGTTTCGTTCTTGTACCGAGCCGACACCAACTGAATTAGCCCGTTGGGCAAACCCAGAACCCGCCATTGAGCGGGTTTTTTATTGACCTCGAAATGGTGATCACCTTGAGCGAGCAGGATTTGACTGCGGATCGAGTCCGCGAGCTGCTGCACTACGATCCTGAAACCGGCGTCTTCACGCGACGGGTGCGAACAGCTCAGCGACACCAGGTAGGCGACAGGGCTGATCATCTTGTCCGAGGCGGGTCTACTCCGGGCTACCACCGCATTGGCATCGACTCCGAGCGCTATCAGGCGCATCGAGTTGCATGGCTCTACGTTCATGGCGTCTGGCCAAAAGAGTTTGTTGACCATGTCAATGGCATTAGGTCCGACAACAGAATTTCGAACCTGCGCATGGCTGATGCGCAACTGAACCAAGAGAACATCAGGGAGCCACAGGCAAACAATGCCTGCGGTTTCCTTGGAGTGCATCTGCACGCTCGGTCAGGCAAGTGGCGCGCCCAGATCATCAGTCACCGGAAAAAACGCAGCCTTGGCTTATTTACCACCCCAGAGCTCGCGCACCAGGCATACGTCCAGGCGAAGCGACAGCTTCATGGTGGCTGCACTCTTTAATGCAAAACCAAACCATGGGTCATGCCTTTTGGCAGGGCCTCGCTATGCCCTAACGGGCTTGATTAGCCGCTTCGACGCGGCATAGGGGACTATCATCGGGTACAAACTTCCTAACGGCGCGACGTTCGAGCATGCCGCTACCTACGCCGCTCCGCTCTCGTTCTCCGCCATCTCCAACGCATCCGAAGCCATTTGCACCACCGTAGGCGCCACCTTGGTTGCCGGTGACATCGTGCAAATCG